TGACGCTGATTATTTTATTCAGCATTCGCATAATTGTGACTTGGTAAATCTGGAGGACATGTTGCAGAATGGTACGGTTATATCTGGAACACTCATTGAAAAGCCACATACATTCAGTACAGCATGTAATATCGCTACTCAAATCATAGCACAGGTTGCCAGTTCCCAGTATGGCGGTCAATCTATAAGCCTGGCTCATCTGGCTCCATTTGTAGATGATACAAGAAAGCGTTTTAAGCAGAAAAACAGCCAATTGTTATCATTTATGCCGGAAAACAATTATGACGAGTTTATTGAACATCTTGTGTACGAGGACATTAAAAAAGGAGTTCAGACAATACAGTATCAAGTTGTAACTCTGATGACTACTAATGGACAGGCTCCTTTTATCACGGTCTACATGGATATTAACGAAGCTGAGAATGAGCAGGAGCAGGCAGATTTGGCGGTTATAATTGAAGAGGTTCTCAAACAGAGAATGGAAGGAGTTAAGAACGAAACCGGAGCTTGGATTACTCCGGCATTTCCTAAACTGATATATGCTTTGGATGAGAATAACGCCTATCTTGGTTCTGAGTATTATTATTTGACAGAACTTGCTGCGAGATGTACCGCAAAGCGGATGGTTCCAGATTATATTTCAAACAAAATTGAGCGGCAGTTGAAAAACGGTGATACATATACCTGTATGGGTTGCCGTTCATTCCTTACTCCCGACCGTACTACAGAGAACTATTCCAAATGTAAAAATTGGAAGCCTGGGCACAAATATTACGGACGCTTCAATCAGGGAGTTGTAACTATCAATTTACCAGATGTGGCATTAAGCTCTCATGGAGACTTTGATAGATTTGAGGATATTTTGAAAGACCGGCTGGATAATATCTGCTACCCTGCCTTGATGGCACGTCACAATCGGTTAAAAGGAACTCCGTCAAATGTTGCTCCAATTCTTTGGCAATATGGGGCGTTGGCAAGACTGGACAAAGATGAGACCATAGATACTCTCTTATATAATGGGTATTCTACAATTAGCCTTGGATATGCCGGTTTGTATGAATGTGTTAAGTATATGACTGGTGAGTCGCACACAGCAGGAGGTAAGGAATTTGCTCTTTATGTGATGCAAACACTCAACGATTATTGTACAAAATGGAAAGAAGAGACCAATATTGACTTCTCCTTGTATGGCACTCCGTTAGAGAGCACAACTTATAAATTTGCCAAGTGCTTACAAAAACGTTTTGGGATTATTCCTGGAGTTACTGATAAGAACTACATTACAAACAGTTATCATGTTCATGTGACAGAACCGATTGATGCTTTTACAAAGCTTTCATTTGAATCTGAGTTTCAGGCATTGAGTCCTGGCGGGGCTATCAGTTATATTGAAGTTCCAAATATGAATCACAATATTCCAGCAGTTATATCGGTCATTCAGTATATATATGAAAACATTATGTATGCTGAATTAAATACAAGGAGCGATTACTGTCAGGTATGTGGTTTTGAGGGAGAGGTTCAGATTGTTCGTGACAATGGAAAACTTGTTTGGGAATGTCCGATATGTAAAAATCGTGACCAAAATAAATTAAATGTTGCACGTCGGACATGCGGATACATCGGCACTAACTTCTGGAATCAAGGAAGAACACAGGAGATTTCAGAAAGGGTGCTGCATTTATGATTGGAGGTGATATATTTGGCACGAGATGATGATATAAGAAAAAATGCATCTGGATATTCTGACCCGACAGCTTATCAGGCTATTAAAAATATTGAGAATGAGGATGATAAGTTTCATAAATTGCTGGACACTATTTTCAATATTTGTGAATTATCTGGATTTCATTTGGAAGAGCGAATTGTTTTGAAAGATAAAAATACAGGAAAGGTATATAGGTGATATTTATGGGTTATAAAAGACATTCATTTGCATTCGTGGATGGCTCATATAATGCTGAGACACATACATATGGATGGGGCGGATTCCTGATTGATAAATTTGGGCACAAACATATTCTTCAGGGTTCTGGAAACAAGGTTGCACTTAGTAAGATGCGTAATGTGGCGGGCGAAATTCTTGGAGCCAGCGATGCCATACAGACTGCCTTAAAACTTGGCATGAAAGAACTGACCATTTATTATGACTATGAGGGAATCGAAAAATGGATTACAGGTAAATGGTGTGCTAGGAAAAAGGAAACTAAGCAATATGTTGCGTTAGCAGAATCTGCAATTAAGAACGGATTAAAATTATATTTCAGACATGTAAAAGCTCATACTGGAATTCTGTTCAACGAAGAAGCTGATATGCTGGCAAAGAAATCTGTAGGATTGGGGTGATATGTATGGATATAGACTTGTTGGTATATGAAATGAGGAGGGCTTTTGATATTCTTGGTGGAGGTTTACAAAATGCTGCCAAAACTTTAAGAAAACTGATTGAGTGTTTTTGTGAAGAAAGAGAGGAAGAGAAAACATCTGTCTCATCGCCTAAAACGTATGGAATATTGTTAGAAAATGTTTCACACTTCCGAACAAAATCGTACTACAGACAGCCGTATGTACAAGTTCCAAGACATTTGGCATATCAAAAAAGACATTACCAGAGCTGATTTAGCCCACTTTTATATTTGAGGGAAGTGGTCACGCCCGGTTTTGGCTGAAAAAATGGTGTGTATTTGCTGAAAATTTATGTGACTTTGGAGAATTTTACGGACGGAAATGCCAAAATTTTGGTCAAATACCCACTCTTCGCCCAGTTTTAAAACCCAAAAGTGGGCTATAAAAATGCCGTATTTACGGGCTTTGTGAGGGTTTCGCCCACTTTCCCACTTATTTTTCTATTTAATTGTGAGTAAAAAAATTAAATATATAAAGAAATAGGGCAAATAAAAGTGGGTTTCTGGGCGTAAGGTGTATTTTGGGTTTTCTTTTCCAGCTAGGTATGATATACTTAGACTGCGACACAATTCTATATTTTTTATAACACTCAGGGGATATTACTTAGGCTATAAGTGTATTCTCTTACATAGTCACGCCTTTGAGTGTTGATGGAATTGTGTCGCAACAATAGGAGAGATTCACTTTAGCAGTGCGTCTCTTCATTGGGGGCGCACTTTTTATTTTGTGGATTTTTGATTGGAGGCAATAAAAGATGGACGATATAAAATTGTCTGGTTTTGATATAGAAACATGTGATAATATTTCTAAGCAAACAAATCTCACTAAATTAGAGATAAGTTCTGCTCAAAAAATACATACAAGTGCATTATTTCAGCAGCTCCCATCTATGATAGCGGCAAATACAATGGCGAACGCTTATGTAATGCATTTGCCCGCAGGTATTGGTTTGTCTAATTTAATGCATTATGCTAATGGTGGCGTTGGTAATTCATATTCAATGGGAAATGGCATTGCTGGGCAAGCACCTTTATATTCGTTACAATCCCAGGCAATAGTTATGGGTGCGTTTAGTGTGATGTCTATTGCGTCCGGTCAGTACTTTCTTTCCGAAATCAATAATAATTTAACTGCGATCAATCAAAAAGCCGATAAGATCCTTGAGTTTTTATATGGAGATAAAAAGGCGGAATTGATGTCCGAAGTGAGCTTTGTGAATTTTGCATATCAGAACTACAATTCAATTATGACTAACAATATACAGAGGACGGCGACAACCGTAAATATTCAGGAAGCCAGAAAGGTTGCAATGAAAGATATGGAGTTTTATATATCTGATTTGGACTCTTTAGCAAAAACAAAAGATATATCTGATTTGGATTCGTTCGTAAATGAAGCTTTTCGGATTAAAGAGTGTCTGCAATTGGCAATTCAGTTGTACAGCATGAGTAACATACTTGAAGTCTACTATTCACAGAATGTAGATATAACATATCTTAAGTATGTTGAAAAAGATATTCTTGCATATCTTGACAAATGTGAGAAACGTATACTGTCCGACTTTTCTGCAATACAGATGAGAGTCGCCAACTATAAAGGCGGTCCTCTGAAAAAAATAGATAAATCAGAATATGAGAAACGAGTTAATGATGTTGTTGACTTATTAGGAAACGGGGAAGAACTTATTAAACGGAAACCACTACAATCAGTTTTGCAGTCATGTCAAAAAGAATCTGTATATTATTTAGATAAGGATGGTGATGTATATTTACAAACTGCATAGAAGTAATTTTCTATCTCTGTTTTTCTTTTGTTCGCGTAAATTACATCTCCTATAGTGAAAGGAGAGTGATATTTATGATGAACATATTTAAGAAATGCAAAATCAAGAAACAGATAAAAGACTTATCAGAAAAATCCCAATATGCGATGAAAAAGATGGAAGAACATTTGCATGATGAGGATTGCACTGAATGGAAACAATGGTCTGTTTTAAATGCTTTATATTTAGGAGACAGCAGCAAATTATTGTTGGCCATCTGCATCATCTCCGCAAATCTGGTCAATTATACGGTCCAGTTTCGTTTTTTCATCCGACTGCGCAGCAGATACAT